ATCATTGTAAATGTTATTGCAAAATCAAAAGAGATATACAATTTTAATCCTGAAAAATACATTGTTTTTGATACCGAAGCGCACGAATACATAGAGGTCGACAATTTCAAGCAGTATAGAGATTACATATATGGCAAAAAATGTTATAATTAACGAGTCAAAATCATGAGATGCATTAAGTGTCGGAAAGGCAGAAAAACAAAGAAAGGACTCTGCAAATCATGTCGCGAAAGTGATGATAAAACTAAGTAAAAAAATTGTCCTCCTGATCACATTAACTCTAGTAGCGCTCACAGTTGTTATGGCATCAATGCCAAAAACTGTGGCAGGCGATGTAGAAAAACCGACAGAGGACATACAGACGGCCAACGAAAAACGTGCAGAGGATATTGCTAAAACTATCGCGCACATAGAAACGAATGGAAGTTACGATTGCTCGAGAGTTGGTTTAAATGGCGAAAAGAGTTGTTATCAATTCTTGCCTAGCACATGGGCTTCTTACTCTAAGGAGGTCCTTGGATATGTCGCACCGCAAACTCCTGAAAATACCAAAAAGGTTGTCGAGGGTAAAGTTTTATTTTGGATAGAGCAAGGACTCACTGATCGTCAAATCTTTTTAATATGGAATCAAGGTCACCCGGGACAGTGTAGAAAGGGAGTCAATAAAAAAGGAGTCGCCTATGACTCCTGCTCGTATGCAAACAAAGGACTCGCTGTTTTAAATAAAGTTATCAACACAAATTAGTAATTTACACTTTACTATTCGTATTTAAAAGTGCTATAATTAGTTCATTATTAATAAAAGCATTTTTAAATTTATGACAGAACATTTAAAGACAGCGGAGTGTGTAACTCCAAAACATCCTGATAAAATGTGCGACCAAATCAGTGATGCAATTCTCGACTGGTATTTGAAACAAGACGAGAATTCAAGAGTAGCAGTCGAGGTCCTGGGTGGCCATGGAAAGGTCTTCATATGCGGTGAGGTAACTTCACTCGCAACCCCTATTTATAAAACAGCAGTCGATGGTATAGTACGCGACATCACAGGAAAGGAACTCGAAGTCGAGGTCCGCATAGTGAGTCAATCGCCTGAGATAGCAAACGGAGTTGATGTCGGTGGCGCAGGTGACCAGGGAATAATGACCGGGTACGCATGCAACGACAACAAAGCCATGATACCGCAAGAGTTATACCTTGCACGTGATCTTTGTAAATTCATATATTCGCATTACCAGTACGATGGCAAAACACAAATCACACTGAACGAAAACAGCGAGATTGTAACCATCGTTGCAAGTTTCCAAAGTGTAAGCAGTAAGCGCCTCATGGCATTAATTCACGAGTGGGTTGATGGTCGAAATATAGTCGCAGAGTGTAAATACTATGCAAACCCCGCAGGTGACTGGGAACAGGGCGGATTCGATGCAGATACCGGACTCACCGGCCGAAAGCTAATGGTGGACAATTATGGCCCACAGGTGGCAATTGGTGGCGGTTGTTTCTCAGGTAAAGACAATACAAAGGTGGACCGCTCCGGGGCGTATATGGCTCGTAAAATCGCAGTCGATATACTTCGCGGATTGGATGCTAAGGAGGTGCTTGTAAAAATCGCATATGCCATCGGCGTTGCTCAACCGGTGATGGTAAGTGTGCAGGTAAATGGCGAGCCGGTAGATTTGCCGATCGCATTGTCAAAGTATGATCTAACCCCGGTCGGAATAATACGTTCACTCGAGTTGAAAAAACCACAGTTCGAGAAAACAGCGCAGTGGGGACACTTTGGAAATGGTTTCAAATGGGATCAATAAATTGGTTTCTGTTTGTTAATACCTTTCTCACCTTTGGAGCAGGAGTTTGGTATATCGGAAATTCACAGCTTCAGTTGGGTCTATTACAATTAACTTTCACTCTAAGCAATATCATTTTTCTGTGGATGGGTGTAAAATAAAATTATGTTTAATTTCAATCAAGAACTAAAAATCTGTACTCAGTGCGGATCGGTCGGAAATACCAAAAAGGAAACTCGCGGAAGTTTTATTTTTGAACTAGTGTTGTGGCTCTGTTTTATTATTCCTGGCTTGCTCTATTCCGTATATAGGGCAAGCACAAAGGTCGATGTTTGTAAGCAGTGCAGGAGCAAAGATGTCATCCCTGTGAATACTCCACGCGGTCAGAAAATATTAAAAGAGTTTAAAGAAAATGTCGCATAGAAATCTACAGCTCCGGGAGGATATCCCGGCTATATGTGAGAATGAAAACTGTGAAAACTTTAAAGCTTTTGAATTGTACGAAGTCGAAGAGATAAAGGAAGAAGAAGGAGTGGGTGGCTATGTTCTCTGCTATATATGTCAGCAGAAAATATATGTCGATTAAAAAAAAAGACACTTTTAGATACCCAATAAAAGGAGTCAACGAGGTTCTTTACAACAAACATAAAAGGCGTAAAAACCACGAAATTGTCGGTGCTATGTATGCAATGTATCAGTGCGGGCCGGATGGGAAACCATGCAGTTTGGAACAGATAGCCAAGGCATACAGAAAATCACGCCAGGCGATATATGATCTATTCAAGTCGCGCGGGTACAAGTTGCGGTCCAAACAAATGAAAGGGTTGCAAACCATGGATGGCATAAAATTCACTCTCACAAAGAGTGGCTATCTAAGGGGGACTTTACATAAAAAACGCATTTTGATGCACCATTACGTTTGGCAAAAAAAGCATGGTCCAATACCGGAGGACCACGTTATATACCACAAGGACCGGAACAAAGAAAACAACCAATTGAGAAACCTTGGAATGCTACACAAAAAACAGATGAGCGCCAAGTTTAACCCTAAGGGCAATAACCAATACACAAAGAAAAAGTCCTTATAGTTTCCATTTTTTTATAAAACTATGATATAATGTAAAGGTCGAATTATTAATAAAATTAATCGATTAAATTTATGAACAAAGAAACTAAATATTTCGTTTTCCCAGCAGGAAAGCCAGAAGAGAAGTTTGAAGTTTTGCCACACACAGCTGGTGATACTTATTTCGCTTTTGCAGATGCTAAGCTTGCAGGCAATGAAGAGGGATGGAAAAATCCTGAGACATTGTACAAGTTTGAAAACATCGGACATGACGGTCATGCTGTCAATAACGATGTAGAGCAACTTGATCTTACTGGTGTCTATGACATCGTTAAAGAAGAGGTTGAAGTAGCGGGATAATACCCAATACAAACCTGTTGATAAAGGCCCTAGAAATGGGGCTTTTATTATTTACATTTGATTGCATTTAAAGTAAAATGTATATATGAAAGAATACAACAGAGAGAAGAAAATATGGGAAGAGCCACAAGAGAAAACCGGCTCACTCAAAAAGCCAAAACTCTGCAGAGGTGGTAAGCCACATCGCTTTCAATTAACTCTCCCAACACACATGACTAAAGGGCATGAATCTGTAACCCCTGAGGGCATAGAAGAATACTACAAAGCCGAACAACGCATTATTGATTTTATTCTTTTGGAAAGTAAGGGGCTAGAGAAGTTCGATATATATAAAGTTTGGTATCATGGTCGTTTTTTTAACCAAACAAGAGTTAATAAATATTATAAGTGTGAGATCTGTGGCAAACAAGAGAGTGGCTACTAGTCGCTGTATGTCATGGTAAAATAAATTATATGGCTAAATCAAAAGAAAATTTAGAAAAGGGGGTGACATCTGATGACAAGAATATTGAAAAGAATATTGAAACAACCTCTAAAGATGGTACTAAGCGAGGCACAAACCCTAACAGTAGAAAAAACCTGAAACCTGCAAAACAGGGGGAAGTTCGAAACCCTACAGGTAGAGGCAAGGGGGCGCTAGATTATAAAACTCGTGTAACTATGGCGATTGATGTATTGGCGCAAAAGTATGTGGCCGACTACAACTCAAAGCACAAGAAACAAATCAAAATCGAGGACGTTGATATATTCGGGGATATATTCCAACAGGCCATCAACAAGGCGCGTAATGGCGACATGAAAGCCATTATCGACTTCTTTGACCGCCTCTATGGAAAAGCCAAGACACACGTCGAAGTGTCGGGGGTAGATGGTGGGCCTATACAACATGCTACGAAAACAGCAGAGGCAGATGCTGAAACTGATGACTGGTTTAAAATGTGGACCAAGCCAAGTCCGCAACAAATAAAAAAAGATGATAATCAATCTGACACCGGAACAGAAGCAGAGGGTTAATGAAGACCCGTTTGTAAAGATTTCTCTATGCAAGAAGTCGTTTTTTCATTTCATGGGTTACTACATGAAAGACGACTTCGAATTGCCTCCATCTGATTTTCACAAGGAAATGATTGACTCCCTGGACTCGGTGGATGAACTCGACAAGTACCTTTCAATTATCGGGTATCGTGGATCTGCTAAATCAACCATTCTGGAAGCATTCGCGCTATGGTCCTTAATCAATGGGAAGCATAACTTTATCGTATATATACGCTCTACGATTGACGATGCCAAAATGTCCCTGGCCAATATTCGAAATCGTATCGAGGAGTCAAAGGAAATACAGAAAGATTTTAATATCGTATTAGATAACCAAAAAAGCCACGACTTCCGCGAGAAGTGGTCCGAGGCGCAAATAACTGTGGGCAACTGTACTATGATTGCTCGTTCTCGTGGCCAAAAAATACGTGGAAAGAAATTCAAGAAAGCGCGTATTGACCTTATCATCGGCGACGACTTGGAGGACGTGAAAGACGCAGATACAAAAGAAAAGCGAGAGGCAACCCGCAAGTGGTTTTTCTCTGAAGTGCTCCCGGCTACAAAACAGGGTGTGCTATCGGACCACGTAAAGGTGGTGCTACTCGGTAACCTGGTCCACAAGGACTGTTTAATAAAACACTTTGCAAAGGCCGAGAACGTGAAAGCGATGGAGTTTTGGATGTATGACAAGAACGGCAATATTTCCTGGCCGGGCCTATACCCTAGCGAGGAAGCAGTACTGAAAGAAAAAAAGAAAGTGTTGATTGCCGGTGAGGGGCTTGGCGAAATCATATGGGCGCGTGAGTACCTTGGAAAAGAAGTTGACCCGGAGGACATGATTTTGAAGCGGTCCGATATTCAGTATTACCCTGACGAGTGGCTACAAAGGAAACCACAAAGTGCCGGGGTTGGCGTGGACTTCGCTATCAGTGAAAAACAAACCGCCGACTATACCGCGATGTGCAAGGGTATGGATGTCGTAAACGATGATGGGGAACGTCGCCTATTGGTAATGAAAAACAACGTGTGCAAACGCATGGGCTTTGCCGATACTATCAAGACCGCTGTAGAGGTAAACGACATCATGCCTATTGGCACGAAGTTCTATCCTGAAAAGGTACAGTATCAGCAGTCCGCTATCGAAATCATGGAGCGTAATGGTATCAAGGTTGTGCCTATGCAAGCGGTGGGCGATAAAAAGGCGCGTATATCCTCTGCTTGTTTTTATATAAAGACCGGTCGTGTACTATTTCCAAAAGAGGGTGCGGATGATGTTATCGATAACCTGGTGGGCTTTGGTATCGAGGATCATGACGACTTGGCCGATGCGTGTGCGTATCTAATACTCGGTATGGTTAAGAAACAGGGTGGCATTCTCCTTGGTTAAAAATTTTAAATAGTTGTATAATAGATATATGAAAAAACGCAAACAAAACATCTTCACTCGCATTGGTAATGCCCTCGATGTATTCAAAGGTGGCGCAGTACAAAAATCAATTGAATTCTCGACTACATCCAACGGAGCTTTTGGCGGGTTAGAGGATTACTTCGACTCATACAACCTGAAAACGTTTCGTGAGAGTTTGTACCTATTCATTGGCGTGTCTATGATCCGGGAGACAGTGTCAAGTATTCCGCTCGAAATGTACCAAATAAAAAACAAGGAGGGTGATGTAGAGCAGATATTCGATGACCCTATATTGGACCTTATCGAACGCCCAAACAAGAATCAAACACAAAAGGAATTTTGGAAACTATCAATCGCTTACTACTTGCTCGGTGGTGAGACATTTTGGTATTTGGAACGTGAGCGCCCAGGTGCTATTCCAACCGCTATGGTAAACATGCGCCCGGATAACGTGAACATTCTTTTCTCGGCCAACAATAAAGAAATAATCGGTTACGAGTTCGTGCAATCAAACGGACAAACAATCTCTATCGCAGTGGAGGATGTTTTGCATTTCAAAAACATCGACCCATTAAACCCGGTCCGAGGTATTGGAGTTGTACGCCCTGCGACACAGCGTATCGTTACTGAAAAGGAGGCATCAAAGCACCAGGCAAATACATTTAAAAACCAAGGTCGCCCTGACATCGCAGTATTCACATCTGCAGACCTTACAGAGGAGGCAATAGAGGATGGTCGCGCACGATGGCAAAAAGCATTCGGTGAGGACAAAGGATCACAGGTTGCTTTCTTTGGTGAGCAAACAAAAGATTTGAAAGTTCTCAATACCAACCCGAAAGAGATGGACTTCATAAATACACAGGGCTTCCTACGCGATGACATTCTCGCATCTTTGCATATTCCAAAAGCAATGATTACATCTGACGACGTTAATCTTGCAAACAGTAAAACAGCGCGTATCAATTACATCAAGGAGGCGTGTTTGCCGGTACTCGATACTTTCATCGATATCATAAACAACAAGTTTTTGAATGACCTCGACCAGGGTCGATTCGTTACATACGAGAGTCCAGTAAATGAGGACCGCGAACTATTAAAGACCGAGGCAGTTGATTTGAAACAAGCAGGTATCATTACTGTTGACGAAGCACGTGGTCTTTTGAACTACGACAACATCGAGGGTGGCGATACACTAGCACCATCACAAAACCCTCTCGCTCTAGCGTGGAAAAATGTTCGCATAAAGAAAATGGCACGACACGTTATGCGCAAGCGCCCGGTACTTGTTAAAAAATTCAAAGCAGTCGAAGCGGTCCGCAATCTTATCGAGGCAGAGAAGAGTGTCAAGCGTTCTCGAAACTCTGTGTTCTCTACTCCTGAACTACGCATGGGGTATGTAAAGGCGTATCACAAAAATATCGACAGCAAAGCAAAACTATTTAAACAAACAATCGACGTGTACAACCGGGGATTTGAGAAACGTATCATCGAACACATCGAGAAGTTCGGTATCAACCCAAAGAGCTTTTTTGATGTAACAGTCGAAATGGTAACCGCAAAGGGTATATTCAATCCTCTAATGGCCTCTATGTACGCCAAAATTGGCCAGGAAACGCTCGACAATGTAGCATCGGGCTTTTCATCAAAAGCGTCTGAATCTTTCAAAACACACGAGGAAATGCTCCAACAACTCGAACATAGAGCCGAGTTCTTTATCAATTCAATGCTAAATACCGACTATGAGGAACTTTCAAATATTCTCGTGGACCAAATGGCCGAGGGTAGCGGAGTGGATGCAATAGCGCGAAAGATTAGAGAGTACTTTGACGACATGTCGGTTGCTCGTGCAAAGACAATTGCTCGAACTGAAACCGGCCGTCTAGTATCTCAAGCAACTAACGAGGCGTATAATCAAAGTGCATTCGTAACTGGCAAAGAGTGGATGACTGCAGGTGATGATCGTGTACGCGATGAGCACGTAATGAATGCAGGGGTTATCGTTGATACTAACGAGACGTTTCCAAGTGGTGAACATTATCCAGGTGAACAAACAATAAACTGCAGATGCGTTCTTGCACCTGCTGTGTAATATAAGATATAATATGAACATGAATAAATTGGCGCAAAAATTATTAGAGGAAAAAAGAAACAAAGCTGTTGAGATGGTCGGTAAGAAACTGACTGTTGAATTAAACAGTAAAGCAATCTCAATTGACTCTGAAAAAAAGACAGCTACTTTTGTTATGTCCACAGAGAGTATCGACCGCCATGGAGATATCGTGGACCAGGCCTCATGGAATCTAAAATATTTTAAAGAATCGCCAATGTTCTTTTTACAACATCGCTCTGACGAGTTCCCTATCGGTAAGTGGATTAGCGTAGGGTTTGAAAATGATCCAAACAACCCAGGAAAGCAAATGCTCGTGGGTACTGCAGAGTTCCGGGTAGAGTTCGAGGACGCTTCTCGTGCTTTTAGGCATGTAGAGTCCGGCGATATGAATGCTGTGTCAGTTGGATTTATTCCTCACCGCGTAGAGTACGATGAAGAAAAGGACTGCTTCATTTTGTTTGATTGTGAATTGCTAGAATGCTCACTCGTAGGAGTTGGCTCAAACCGACAGGCACTATCTAAGGCCTCTGATATTCGTGATACAATAATCGAGGGTAAAGAAGCTCTTGATGCAGAAATAAAAGCAAACAATAATATTGTTATCGCCCATTTGAAAGCTAGAGAGAATTTAAATAAAGCTATTAGGAGAATGAAGTTCTAATCATTCGTAAAGTCCGTTATAAAACTACACCCCTGAAATGGGAACGGCCAACATTATTAATAATATTACTCATAATTTTATGAATAAATATTTCATGCTTATTGCGGGGAAGAAATTCTACTGTGATGAGAAAGGTATCCTTACAAAGGATGCAGAAGGAAACTTTGCTGAAGTATCTGCGGAAGATACTCTTGCAAAGGAAGTTTCTGGAGACACTGCTACTGAAGAAGTGGCAAAGATGTTGAAAGAAGCTCGTGACTCTGTGATTAAAAACGCAGAGAAAGGACTCGGTGAAAGCCAAGTCAAAGCATTAGAAGCTATTGATGCTCTTTTCAAGGGTATTGAAGCTTCCGCTAAAAAAGCAACGAAAGTTGATGATGGCGCAGAACACAAAGCTTCATTCAATGTTGAAGAAGTGGAGAAAGGAATTGCAGACCTTGCAACTCGTCAAAGAGGTTCATTCGCGTTTACAATCAAATCTCAAAAGGATTTGCAAATGTTGACAAAGAGTACCGCTAAAGACGACCTTACAGGTGATGTAATCCAACCACAAACTGTGGAAGGGTTAAATCGTGCTCCTGTTCGCCAAATCTTCATCGAAAGTATTGCCGATGTTACTCCAAATATGACATCCGACAATCTTGCGTATGTTGAAGTTGTTACTCAAACAGGCGCTCCTGCTACTACTGCAGAACTTGGAACTATTCCTGAAAAGGACTTTGCTTTCCAAGAATTCAAGGCCCCTCTTAAGAAAATCACAGTGTCTAATAAACACTCAGTTGAAATTCTTTCTGATGCATCACAACTCGTGAATGCTATCAAGGGATGGCTACAAGAAGATGTGAACATCGTAACTGATGATCAGCTTCTTAATGGTAATGGTACAGGTTCAAACCTAACTGGTGTTACATCTGTCGCTTCTGTGTACGATGCAACTGCAGTTGGTACAAAGCGTGTTGCAAACGCTAACCTATACGACGTGATTCGTGTTGGTCTTACTCTTGTTGCTAAAACAGGAAAAGGAAAGTTCCTTGCTAACTACGTTATCCTTAACCCGGATGATGCTGATGAACTTGATCTTGCGAAAGATTCAAATGGTCAGTATGTAATCCCTCCATTCAGATCAGCTGATGGCTCAATGGTTAAAGGTGCTCGTATTATCGAGAACACTGGCCTTACAGCCGGAAAGGTCCTTATCGGTGACTTCCGCAAGTTGCACATCGGTACAAAGGGCGGAGTGGAAATTGAAATGACAAACAGCGATGGAACTGACTTCGTAAAGGATATCCTTACAGTCAAACTTCGCCGACGTGTCGCTTCATACGTTCGTACCAATGATGTTGGAGCATTCTGGTATGGAACAATTGCAACTATTAAGGCCGCACTGATAGCTTAATATGAGCAAGAAGTCCGCTTTCAAAGTTGGTGATATCGTCAAGAACGAAGTCGGACAGTTCACAAAAATTCTCTCTATTGTAGACAATAGATTTGGATTGAGTGGATGGTCAACACTTCCTAACGCAAAAAAGGCAACAGTTGTTACCACATTCCTCAATATATTTGGAATGGAAGCGTTGGACCTCGAGGTGATATCAGGTGGCACATCTAAGGAATCAACTCCAACTGAAACCAAAGATGCCAACACTACTACTGACGACAAGGATGTAGTAGAAAAGCCAACCAAGACATCTCTAACGAAACTATCTGCTGAAGAAGTGGATGCGCTCGCAGAGTCACTTGGTATCAGTACAGAAGGCACAAAGCCGGAAGTACTAGAAAGATTGTTTGCTCATTACGAGCTGTAATCTTTTCATAGGGGAGCTGAGTAATCGGCTCTCTTATTGAGAAAATTATATGTCATGCAATAACACACAAGTTTACACGCCAAAGCAAAACCCAACCTCCGGGATGGCTTCGAAGTACACTCCAAAGACCTCCCCGCTCGCACCTAAAAATTCCCCATTGGCGAGTAGCCCTGCACAACTTTCTGAAATGTGTCTCGACTATACTGTGGAAACGTACCAGGATGGAAACTTTTTTGAGTTACAAGATAACAGCACACTTATTTTAAATCTCTAGTAAGTGTTATAATTAATTTATGGCAACAAAGAAAAAAGTAACAGGTTTGCAGTCCGCCCCGGCATTAGACAATGCTGATGTACTTCACATTGTCGATGTATCGGATACAACGCACGACCCTGCGGGAACGTCAAAGAAAACAACCATTGGCGATATCGTGGAAAAGGTCCAGGAGGGTATTGTCGGAACTGACAAAACATACTCGCAATCTTTCAACGCCTCTGTGGTAGTAGTGGCTCACAACCTGGGTAAATTCCCCTCTGTGACAGTCATAAACTCGGCCGGTGATGAGGTAGAGGGTAGTGTGGTCCACAATAGCCAAAACCAACTCACACTCACATTTAGTGGCAGTTTTGTCGGAACTGTATATTGCAATTAATAAATAAGATATAATAATCATATATGTCAAAGAAATTTTTAACTCACATTGATCTAGGAAAAAACGAACTTCAAAATGGAGTCGTTCAAAACCTCGCCTCTGCACCATCGTCACCGGTGAAAGGTCAAATTTATTACGATACAACTCTCAACAAATTTGGAGTATGGAATAACTCTGCCTGGATATATCTCGGTGGCTCTACTGCTTCAGATGTAGCAAATACTCCGGCCGGGAATATTGGCGCGACCGATGTACAAGGCGCTATAAACGAACTCGACACAGAAAAGGAAAACGTCTCAAACAAGGCGACCGACTTCTCTGTTTTAAATAACACTAAATATCCAACCACACAGGCGGTAAAAACTCTCGTTGATTCAGTCCTTGGCGCAAACGATGCGATGGTATTCAAGGGCGTTATAGATGCAAGTGGTAACCCTAACTATCCTGCAGGCGATGCCGGACATACTTACAAGATATCTGTAGCGGGTAAAATTGGTGGTGCTTCGGGCCTAAATGTACAAGTTGGTGATACTATCGTCTGTTCTGTCGATGGCTCTGTAGCGGGCAACCAGGCGACTGTGGGGGCCAACTGGTTTGTGATCCAAACAAATCTCGAATTTGCATCTCAAGCTGAGACAGAAGCTAAATCAGATAACACAAAAGCTGTTACTCCGGCCGATCTCGTAAACTTTCCAATTAAAAAGACATTTACAATCGGTAACGGCTCAGCGACATCTATCGCTTGCTCTCATGCTCTCGGCAATAAGGATGTGGTGGTATCTGTAAGGCAAATTTCAGATGATGCAGAAGTGCTTTGTGATATTGTACAAACTTCTACAAGCGTAACAACTCTTTCTTTCGCAGTAGCTCCAACTACTAACTCTCTTCGCGTAGTAATCATAGGATAAAAAAATTATGGCAAAAAAAATTCTTACTGATACAGATTTTAATCAAAATAAATTATTAAAAGCTGTTATAGAAAACTTATCATCTGCTCCTGGTACTCCACAGGTGGGCCAGGTTTATTTTGATACTACTCTGGATAAATTCGGAGTATATACTTCTACAGGATGGATTTATTCTGCCGATAATAATCTTGATGTAATAGGGATCGTGGTGGATGGAGGTGGCTCTGTACTTACTACAGGGATCAAGGGTACTCGATATATGCCTTATGCTTGCACGATTACAGGGTGGGATTTAAGAAGCGATGTCTCTGGAGATGTTGTATTCGATGTGAAAGTCGGAGGTGTGAGTATTGCCGGAACTGAGAAGCCAACTCTTGCCGGTGCATCTAGCGCAAATGATATGGCCCTCAAAACTTGGAGTGTGGATGTAGATGCCGGAGATGTTGTTGAATTTATCATCGACTCAGTGGCCACGATCAAGCGTGCAACTTTATCAGTTATCATAACTAGGGTATAATATTTATATGAGAATATCTTTAGAAAAATTAGTTACAGACGGGCTTCTCAATTATTTAAGTGAGAGTGCTTACGATTACACAAAATGGAACTTAGGAAAGTCAATCATTTTTAATGCAGGAGCTACAGCTCTCGATAAATATATCGCTCCGGATTTTCAAGTTATAAGGCCAATGGAAGAGAGCACTCCTTTTGCTGTTGTACAGATTTTTGCATACAACTTAAACAGCACTATCGCTTATGTTTTCGGAGTAGAAAACTTGACCTCAGCTGTCGCCACTCGCCGTGTTGGATTGTGGGAACTTAATCGAAAGACAGGCGCTAGAACTTGGAAAGGATTTATTACAATGACTCTGGCCACAGCTACAGCTCATACAGTGCGCGATTTCAAGATGGATGTGAAAAACGAAAGCTCTGGAACTGTCGAAGTATCTGGTACTACTCTTACTGGAGTGGGTACTCTTTTTAATACAAACAAAGTGGCCATCGGTGCTCGTATTGGTTTTGGCTCTACTGATCCAGGAGCGATAACAACTTGGTATCGTATCACAGCAAAAGCTTCTGATACTTCAGCTACTCTCAATGTTACTCCTGGCACAATCACAGCAGGTACTCCTTATGTAATTCAAGAATTTAGGCCGATCTATGTGGCCACAAATGCCACTACTACTAATGGTGGTATTCACTATGGTAAAGGTATCTCTATCGAGGACTTTATCCCGACTGGTACAACTATTGCTCTTGCTACTACAGTCGATGATCAAAAAGCGATGTACTGGATTAAAGATGCATCTACTCAAACAAACTTAGTGGCATGTGGTGGCTATGCAGATTTTGCAAGTGCTACTCCAACAAGTTTGGATTTCTATGTGCTCGATCTAGTATCAGCAGGAAATCAGAAAATATATAAATACAATTTGCGAACTGCTTTGACTGTGGCATCAGGCGCATCTACAAACGCCTTTGTACTTGCTACAGGAACTCAAGCCATCACTGGTACTGGATCACAAAACTCTAATCTTTGTGGAGCGACTGCTTCTCATGGTTTGGGAAATGGTATCAAATCACTTTACTTTGTTACTACTACAAGATTTTATCGCGTAGCTGTGGCCAATGTTACATCGGGAAATGTATCGTTTATCTCTGATGTTATTGCAGAAGTACCTCCAGGAGGAACTTCTACTTTTGCAATAACTTCAGCTCTATCTACTATCGAATATATGCCTAGTATCGACTCTTTTGTGATTGGTACTACTCATGCAACTGGCTTATTCTCTTATATAACAAAATATGTGGCATCGGGTGCTCAATTCGATAAGATGTTTGGCCGTGATTATAAATATCTCGATCAATCTCTAAAAGATAACGGCCATCCATCTATTTTCTCAAGTCAGATATTGCCTTTTGCTTTCACTGATGCCGGTGGAAATAGATTATTTGCTGTAAAGCAAGGAACTGTAATATCAAACGCGCACATCTATGTTTTGCCTTTTGGTGCTGATTGGGATTATGCAAGCTTAACTCAAGGCCGTTTAATTTCTCCAGAAATTCCAACTCCGAACGCTCTAAAATATTATAGAGTATTTATAAATACAGTTAGATATTTAGGAGATACAAAACTTGGAAAAGTTACAGAGCCGATCCGACTATATGCTCGTACTGCAAATATTACGACAGATGAGAGTACCGGATGGACTTTGATTGATGAGACAAATGATCTCTCTGGATTTGCCGGTGCTTCTAGTATTCAATTCGCTATCGAATTTAAAACAATCGGCGAGAGCTGTTTACCAACTCGCGTGCTTGGATTAAATCTTTCATACGAAGATAACACTACAGATAGCCACTATGCTCTCTCACTCTCAAAATCATCTCTAGCAAGTAAAATATTTGCATGGTGGTTTAGGACTGCTTTCGGAGGTACTGTGCCAACACTTACAGTGCGCCTATACAATGCTGATACAGGTGGATTACTCCTTACTGATAACACAGCAACTCCAACACAGGGAACTTTCGAGAAGAGTACCGATGGCACATCCTGGAGCGCTTACAATGACACTGATCGCGCAAATGCTACAACTTACATCCGATATACTCCAACATCTTTGGCCGACAATATTAAAATCCAAGCGTATATAACACAAGGATAAATTTATGGTTACAATAACAAAAGGACAATCAGTGCCCGAGAATCCAGAGCTAGAAGTTTTATCTCCTAGCGGTGATTACGATGAGAATGATCTTATTGAATGCGCAAAGATAGGCGAGCAAGTGGCTTTCTGTTCCTTTGAAGCTCAATTCATAGCGAACGGACACACAGCTTACGATGAGCAAATAATACCAACTTAAATTATGGCAATAGACGAAATAATCACAGCAGAAGGAGAGCCAATGGAAATGCACTTCACTCGTGGGAATGTAGGCGTATTACTTGATGCAGTTTTTAACGCACTGAATGTTTTTGATATTCCGGCCGTAGTGGGTGGCGGATCAGGTGGCGAGCATAGTTATACTTTTTAATAAATGTTATAATTAATTTATGGAAAATATAGAATATACAACAAAGGAAGCTGTCGAAAACTACATCTTAAAAACTATTGATGATGGTTTCGATGTACAGCTTACTGAATGGATCAAGGCCATGAGTAACTATATTGAGAATACTACAAAGCGCAGAATATACCGCGCTACTCCTGAAACTTATAAATACGATGGCGATGGATCAACTCTCATGGTTATCTCTGATGTGAATACTATCACTGAGGTAAAGGTGGATGATACTGTCATGGTTTTGGGAACTGATTATTTTACTTATCCACAAAATAAAGGGTACACAAGCCGAATAGTTTTGAATGGATGGCGCTTTACTAAGGGCTTTCAAAATGTATCTGTTACAGGAAAGCAAGCGATGTCAGCAACGCTCCCTAGTGATATTAAATTCGCTTGTACAGTGCTTGTGGCCGGGATAATAAACAATCAGCTCTTTAATGATAAAAAGGGTACTACAGAGCGAATCGGTGGCTACTCAATAACCTATAAAGATGATCAGCAACAGAAAGATTACGAGGAGGCAAAACGTATATTGGCCGGATATACTAGAATAACTTTTTAAACAATATGCCAAACTTCTCTGCATTATTAATCAGCGTATGCAATATCCAAGAGAAGACATTAGCGGTCTCTGGATATACAACCGCTCCAACGTGGTCCACGTTATTTACAAACGTGCCAACCCGCAAGGACTCACAAACAGGGTCAAGTATTTCTGACGGCCAGGTGCGTGAAAATACCGATGACGATGTTTTCTTTTTCAATCCCGATGTAGTAATCAAGCGTGGTAATAGAATTATATTCACAGGCGAAACCTATGACGTGATCAAGGTAAACCCTGTCTATGATTCAGTTGGTGTTCATCATCTCGAAGTGGTCGCGAGATATACAGACCACGACTAAAATCATGTCTCTAAAAGCAACAGTTTCATACAAGAGTTATACCAAAGATGCCGAACTCAACGTCGGCCAAGCTGTAGTCAATGCGGTTGGTAAATCTCTCGCGTTAATGGAGCGCAATATTAAATCAAACACTCCAATACGCCATGGTCACCTGGCCCGAAGTATCACAAATAAAATAACCGGGTTTGGCGAGGGCGAGGTATACACTCGGCCAATCGAGGGCGGGAAAGAGATCAACTATGCGGTCTTTGTCGAGTATGGTACGCAACATATGGCCCCTCGTGCGATGTTCCGAAAGGGTGTCGCTCAATCAGAGGAACGTATAAAACAAATCTTTGCTGAAGAAACAAAGAAAGTGGTAAAATAAATCTATGATAGAACAATATATTTTCAACAAAATATCTGCCGACACTGCCCTCTCAACTTTTTTAACAAAGGCATCGGTTTTGAATTTGTACCCTGCAGTCGTTCCGCGCGGTGTGGACTTCGACAACGCAGTTACTTTTACAGTCATCTCGGTCGTGGACGTGTACCCTGCAAGTAAATCTGTAAATGTGCAGTTTAATATTTTCTCAAAAGAACATATAAAAAGCGCACAGGTTGCCCAGGCATTAAGCGACCTGTTCAACGAGGACAACAACCAAAAAGACGGAGGGGTCGATATGGTGTTCTCGATTCGAAAGAGCGAGAGCGACTTAGGGTTTAACTTTGACACGAATATCTATCAAAGAGAGGCCACATATTATTTCAAAATAAGATAAATTTATGGTTACAGCAAAAAACAGATCAATATTAACTTCACACGCACCAGAGCAATCACTCATGGTGCTAGAGTTCACCCGGTCCGGGAAATTCCAAGGGAAAGAGTACCAGGCCGGAGAGACCATCAAATGCACCAGGAGCGAAGCACGTCGACTACTCATCACTGACAAGTCGATGTTCAAAGTTTCGATGGACTAGGAATTTGTGAAGTGTTATTATATAGGAAGATCAGCGATGGTCTGTACTGCCCAATCTAGTGCATAGAACAAGCGGTAATTATTAATCATTAATATTTTAATTTGTATGTCTAAACAAACAACAATTCAAGTTACAAAAGCGATCCGTAAAGGGTCAGTTCGTGTGTTGGTTGGTGCATCTCTTGCCTCTCTCGTTGACGTTGGAGCATTGAGAAACCCAATCTTCAAATCAATGGCGGAAAATCAAGCAATCAAGTTTGATAACGTCGATGATCTTAGTAAATTCGTGCTCGGTAAAAAGGTGCAAATCACATTTGACCTTGCTGAAATCAACTTCGACAACATGTCAGTTCTCGATGGTGGTATTCTTAACCTCACAACAGTTGCATCGACTCCTGTAGCGGTTACAGATGAAGCGCATGGTACAGGGTGGACAGTTGCAAACCCAATTCGTCTTAACAACAAAAATGGTGCAAACACTATCGTTTCATCTATTGTTGTAAAGTCAGGGGTAACAACTCTTACTCTAAACACTGATTACAAAACATATGTCGGCGATGGTGCTAATGGTACTCTCGGCTATACATACATTGTGCCTCTTACAGTACAAGCAGGTGCTATCACTGTGAGTTACTCATACACTCCAAACGCATCAAAGAAACTTACATTTAACGACTCAGGTACAAAGTCATTGAAATACATGCGCCTTGTAAACACTGACGAGAATGAAAAAGAATTCCGCATTGATATCGGCGAGGGTACAAACTTTGCTCCTATCTCTGTTGACTTCGCAGGTGATGCGCAAGACGATGTGGCTATTCTTCCTGTGGACTTCCAAGGAAACATCATCGAGTGGGTTGACGAACAAGCAAGTTAATATTTCTTTTCATTACTACTATGCAAACTCTCGATCTATTCAAAAGTAGACGTTTTAACATCGTGAAAATTGGCGATGGTAACGAATACAAAATTCCAAATGAATTTACTGTCGAGCAAGTCGAGAGGTTGTTAGAGTTGAAAGCGGAACAGGAACGTCTATCAGACATCCCGACCGCTGACGACAAGGAAGAGGAAAAGAAACAAGTTGATATTTTATATAGCAACATGTTTGCTCAATTGGAAGTAATGTTCCAGGCCTTTCACCCTGAAATAACAGCAGAGTATCTAAAGAAATATGTATCCCACAACGAAGCACTAGAGGTTGTCGGATTCTTTCAAAAGTACAGAGCACTCGCAATGGACTCACTCCTCGCTGAAGAGGAAGCAAAAAAAAAACTGAAAAAGTAGCTTCAGTTGAACTTCGAGATATACGCCGTCTGGTTACTTTTTTAGTGATCAACGGCTTTTCTCTTTTAGATGTGAGAAAACTATACCTCGATGAACTCTACGAATATCACGAGCACTTGTTCTATAACATGGAACAGATGGGAACTATTAAAGAGGGCAGTTATGATAAAATGATGAGTAGGAAACAAAAAGGTGTCTCAGTCGAAGACACTATCCAACAATTAAGAAAGCAGATGTTTAAATCCATCGGCAAAAAATAAACTATGAGCGCAAAACAAACAGTCGGGGAATTGGTATATAAGATCTCCGGGGACATGGACAACTTAAAAACTGAATTAGCAAAAGCTGAAAATAGTGTTAGTGATTTGTCTAAAACATTAAATAAAGGAAGCTCAGATGCATCTAAATTAGATAATACTATTGATGGACTAACAAAAAGAGCTAAAGAGTTAAAAGCTGTTATGAACAGCTCTGTTATTGGCTCTGCTCAATTTAAACAAGCATCTGCTGATCTTGATAAGATCAATAGTCAAATTGCAAAAACAACAAAAGAAACAGGTGGCTTTGCAGAACAATTTAAAAAAGTTTTGGGTGGTCTTGGTATCTTATATGTATTAAATCTTGTTAAAGATTTTGGTAAAGCATCCATCCAGGCATACGCAAACGCACAGCAAAGTGCTATCCAGTTTAACAATGCCCAGGAGAATGTCGCCGGCTCTACAAAGGAGCAGATCAACGACCTGAACGACTATATAAACCTGCTCGAGGAAAAGACATCGGTTGACGATAAAACTATACGCCAGGCATCGCAAATTTTGGCCCAGGACCAAATAAAAATTGAGAATCAAAAGAAGATACTAGCCGGGATTGTAGATATTGCTGTGGCCAATTCTAAGGCCAATGGTGGCGAAATAGACACGCAGGGTACTGCTACAGCGGTGGGCCGAGCGTTCGCAACCGGCGATTTGGGAGGTCTTACCCGCCAAAACATAGTGGGTATCGATGAGGCGACCGCAAAGGCGTTTAAATTGGGAAATGAGACCGAGCGTACCGCTATTATGATGAAACTCCTAGCCGACAACGGAAAAGGCGCAGGTGAGGCACTGGGGGCTTCATGGCAGGGTCAAATAAACCGCGCCAAAGATACTGTCGAGGACTTACAGGTTGCTATTGGTAAAGGACTCTCGACTGCATTGTCGGTGTTCGTAAAAGGCCTGGGCGATACTGCAGGAGGTCTTAAAGTAACAACAGATGGCACGAATAAACTCGGTGTTGCTTTTGTGTATATAGCCGGACTTGCAAACTTCGTGATCAACGTATTTAAAATACTCGGACTCGGTATATACGCATTCGGCCAACGTCTAGTCGGTGAGGTAAAAGTAATATATGGATTCGGGAAAGACGTGATCGGTATATTCCAAAAAGTCGGCGATGCTGTGAACTCTATTGGTACTGCCCTTACAGAAGTATTGTCAGGTAATTTCAAAGAGGCAAAAGAAGCTCTTAAAAATGGCTTTGATTTTTCTGGTGCTTTTAATAATTCAAAAAAGGCAATCGATGAAATGACAACATCTATGGCCAAGACCGGCGATGCAATAGTACAGGCATCAAAAGACGCGTATTCAAATATTCAAACAATGGCCAACGCAAAGCAGGTCTATAAAGAGGTTACTGCAGAAAATGACAAACTAACCCAGGCAAAAGATAGCCAGGCGAAGGCAACCAAAAAAGCACAGGAAGCGACCGAGGAAGAGAAAAAATCAATCGCTACTCTACGCGACAAGGTCCTCGATTTGAAAAATAAAACAGACGAACTCGTGCAATCTATCGGCGAGAAACTTGTCGATGCAACAGAGAAGTTTAAAGAGAAAGTAAAGGAACTTGCGACCGAGGGTACAAAAGATCTGGCCAATATTGTAGTAAATGCTGAATCAGAAATTGCGACACTTAAAAAACAACTTGCTGACGAACAGGCGAAAGCCCAGGACCAACAAAGCGCTGATACTATCAAAAAACTTAATGACGAGATAGCGCAAAAGCAAAAAATACTCACATCATATGCGAGTTTTCAAAGTGACCTTACAAAGGAAATTGCGCGTGTACAGGCCGAGGCAGATGCAACCAATACTGCCCTATCCGGTAACACTGATCCAACAAAACAAGCCGGACTAGAAGCAAAATCACAGGGCCTTGCATTGCAAATTGAGGCACTCAAAAACTTCTCTGACCTCGACAAGCAGGTTGCTGAAGCTCGAAAGTTGGCCGGGGATGACGATTTCAAACAAGCAGAAATCAACACGTTTGCAAAAATACAGTTGGCCACAAATCTATTCATCGAGGAGACAACAAAACTCCGCGAGAAACAGGCCCTTGCTATTGAGATTGAGAAGTCAGTAACGAACTTCTATGTAGAGCAAACCGGACTCCGACAAAAGACACTCGATGCCTTTGCTACATCGTCAATTGCTACTATGCGCCGAATCGGTGACGAGGCACGTTCCGCACTCTCTGCTTTGAATTCACTTCGAAGCGCCGGTGCGCAAATCGATGCACCAATCAACCCGGTTGCTACTCCATCAGTTGCCGGTACTCAAACCAATGGCTTATCGTCAAGCACAACAAACAACAACAAAACAGTTAACGCGCCGATCACAGTCAATGCGAATGTAAACAGTGGTGTCGACTCTTCACAAATTGCAAAAGACCTCGCGTGGCAGTTATCGCATAAATAATAATTAAAGTATAATTTATATATGATTGGATACAAATTCAAAATACAAAATATCGCAGGTGAGAATTTCTACATCAACGATTTCACGACTGATCCTTTGCGGTTTTTTGCTCTGCAGAATTACCCGGACTTTGAAGTCGATATTAAAAACGCGGAGGTCCAAAAAGAGGGACAGCATGGCGTGTTTGACTTTTTCTCGTTCTATGGAAAGCGTGTCATAAACTTCCAGGGCGTAATGGTTGGCGAAACCGAGGAGGACATCGAAGTATTGAAAGCAAAACTTTTGAAAGTTGTATCACTCCCCCCTATTCCAACCCAATCGAACGATGGAACAGTTACAGTTACCTGGACCGATGCAGATGGCAACAACTGGCAAATAAATGGAAAATTGCAGGGGTATCCCCGCTTTGATCGTGGTATGCGCCAGGGTTCACGCCTATATTTCACGCTCACTCTAAAATGTAAAAACCCGGAAATCGAAAGCCAAGAGGAAACGTCAGTCGACAGCGAGAGAGGATGGCAACAAGGTGCGCTTACAATCCCGGTTACACTCCCCGCTCTCTTTTCTCTTGTGTACAACAAGGAGTTCACAGTAACAAACGTTGGAATGATTGCCTCACATACAAATATAAAATTGACGGGTGAGTCGGGCCTAGTGGTAAACAACCCTTACGTTATAAACAAAACAACCGGAAAGATGTTCAAAGTAAATATTGCGCTCACAGATGCGACAAAGTACATCGTAATTAATAGTAAAACCGGGACAGTTATTGACCAGGATGGCGTGGACCAGTCCGGCTTAGTAGATAGCGAGAGCGAATATATCCTCCTGGATATCGGCGCAAACCAACTCGTATATCTTGCTGACGAAAGTTGGAATGCTCTCTCACCGGTAAACACATGGGTCGAGCCAACTTCAGAGATAAATGTTAAACATCGCAAAACGATAATTTAATTTATGATCCAACTCAAAATTTATGACAAGTCATACAACGTACTCACCAAGCTCAACACTGGTGAGTTCAATGCGCTTCAGTACAAAAAAACAATGGGGCAGATTGGCGATGCATCTTTCATCCTAGGCATTGCAAACAGCAAGGTCACTGACGTTACGCTTCGAAGTTACAACCGCATTGAGATACTCGATGGCGGTAGTATTCTATGGTCCGGTTACATAGTGGCCAAGCAGATCACTTTCAACCAGGTAACAGTACAATGCAAAGAGTTGATTGGTATCCTTGCAAAGCGTTTGACTCCCGATGCATACACTCTCACCGGTAACGCCGGGACTGCTGTTGGCACTCTTTTGGCCATGATAAATGGTGCAGACGATACAGGTATTACTATGGGCGACACAGATGTCAGCACTAGTATAAACATGACTTTCAATCAGCAAGAGGTATTGAGTGTACTCCAAAATATAGCCGACAACGTGGGTGCACAGTTCCGCGTAACAGAGGACCGCAAACTCATTTTTAAACTATCTATTGGACAGGATAAGTCCTCTAGCGTTAAGTTCGAGTACAACACAATCCAACCGCAACAAGCAAATATCGTTAAATTTCAAGTCGAGGATAATAGCGACTCGATTGTCACAAAATCTTATGGTGCAAACTCCTCTCTTACATCGGCCCAGGAGGATGCATTGCTAAAAGCAAAATATGGGTTGCTCGAAAAGTTCAACTCATTCACACAGGCCAATAACCAGGGCAACCTTGACGCGCTTACAACTTCAAAAATAAAAGACAGCTTGTATTCCCCATCGCTCGAACTCGCTCCTGGCGAACTCGACAACTTCGACATTGGAGATGTGGTGAGTATTAATATAAAAAATAAACTTGTTTTGATAAAAGATACTTTTCAAATACTCGAGAAAAGTGTTAAAATTGTTAATAGCCAAAAGTCAATCAGCGTGAGGATAAATGAACTCCCGCAAAATATCACGAATTCGATTCGAGATTTACAAAGGCAAGTTAACTTATTAGTAACCCAATAACCAAAATCATTATATGAAAAAAGCAATCATCATAGACAGTACATTGGCGCAGTACACCGCAGAAGACCTTTCATGGCTTCAGAAGTTCTTTTTAGAGCAAGGAGTACTTGGTAACAGTTCAGGGTCTCTTGGACTCGCTGTTTCACAAAGAGGCGCGGGAGCGAACATGTCTGTTGATGTGGCGGTTGGAAATGCGTTGATTGACTTCACTAAAAACGCAACAAACTGGAAAATAATCGGGCTTAGTAATGCAATCGAAAACGTAGCAGTACCAACCCAATCATCCGGCGCAAACAGAGTCGGCGCATTGATCATGCGTGCCTCTGTCACTGTAGAGCCAAACCTCCTCAAAAACAACATCATCACGTTTGAATTTATACCGGGTACAAGTACCTCGCCTCTTTCTGATGGCGCAATCTTAACTGCTATCAGCAACGATGCTTTCATTCGTTTGGCCGACATTACAGTTCCAACCGGCGCATCATCTATTGTTACCGGAAACATTGCGGACACTCGCGTACAATGTAAAACAAACGAGGCAATAAAACTCGCTCCACAAACTTTGAATTTTAGTGTCCTGGCTTCTGATCCTGCGAGTCCGGTAGAGGGTCAAGTTTGGTACAACTCAACAACTCACACTCTAAACTTTTACAACAACTCAACTGTAAAACAGCTCGGCTCTACACAAGGGCTTTTTAATCCGTTTGTAGTAACTGCGCAATCAACTCCTGGCATGACACTCGCTGTCGCTTCAGGTGAGGCAATGATTGGTGCAACTCCGGTCCATTACGCGGGCGGAAACTCTCCGACATTCGTAGTACCGGCAACAGGTGGCCACAAAAGAATCGACCTCCTTGTTATAAATAACGCGGGTACTCTTTCAATCGTTCAGGGCGTTTCACATGCAACAACTCCGGTCGCTCCGGCATATCCTCTCGGATACTTGGTACTCGCAGAAGTATATTTGCGAAATGGCGGAACATCTATCAAAAATCTAGACGACTCAACCAACTGTTATATATACCGCGATCCACGTGGCCTATTCGTAGCAGATGAAAACACCGGTCGTATCGGCCAATATACTGCAGGTGAGGCAATCAACGCAGGTGAAGCATTCTTTATCTCTTCAGGGCTTCCTCTCCGACGTGCATCTTTCTATCAACCAGTAAGTACCCAGGCATACAACGCGGGTTATGATATCGGATACTCAGGCGATACTAAAAAAGGCGGTCAAACTTTTGTCGCTAAAACTTCGTCTATAAAAACAGTAAACTTCATGCTAAACAACTGGGGAAATTCAGGATCAATAACCGCCAACGTTGTTATTGAGATTTTTGCTACTTCAGGAGGTGCGCCAACAGGGTCTGCAATATGGAGTGAAACTATCCCAGGGTTCACTATGAGTGGTTACGAACAGCGCCCTATTAGTTACAACATCGTTACTCCGCCAACTCTTACTCCAGGCACGACTTACTGTATCTCTTTTGAGGGTAACTCTTCACACCAACTCAGTGTTAGTTACAGCAACCTAAACCCAATCTCTGGCTTTGATGCTTACACTTACAACGGGTCATCTTGGACACAGCAAACAGGAACAGACCTCACAGTCGAACTCTATGATGAAGTGTCAGCGCCAACTGCAGGGTCAGCGTATGTGTCAGAGGGATATACTCCTGGCGAACACAACAACGTGACTGGTTTCTCTCTCGAAACTGTGGCTTCAGGTGCTTCATTCAAAGGCGTGGTAAATGGAATCGTTCCGGGCATGTCATTCGGGTCAGCAGTATCTACAGTTACAGAAACGATAGATCAGCAATGTACTGGTGGCTCTGAAATCACACAACAACTTTACACAGGGTCAAACAACGTCAAGCAGTTATTTAGAACAGGCGATATTGCAAACATCACAAAACTTGGATTCAAGGCGCAAAAAATAAATGGTGGTGGTGGCGCAGTTACTGTGAATATATACGAACTTTCAAGCGGTAAACTTATCGGCACAGGTACTATTGCCGATGGCGTGATTACTACAACAGCGCAGGTTTATGATTGTACATTCTCAACACCAATCAACGTGAAACCAAACACGATGTATATATTCGAGTTGATTGCCTCTGCAGGTAATAACACAACAAACTACTACAACATCACTGCACGTCAGTCATCAGCAAATTACAACTATGGTTTTGCTTTCTGGTCAGGTACATGGAACACATCAATCGACTTCCATTTCCAAACTAAATACACAAAGGCAGTGGCATGGTCTCTCGATGATCCTCTATATCTACAATATGGGTCAATCGGTTTCTCTACTCCGGGCCTTGGTATCAAGGTGGGTAACGTACTCTCATCATCACAGTTCAACTTTGATAAAAACCGCCAGGATACTTACCAATTCTCAATCAGCAGTTCCTCATTTGGTAACCAGGTCAGCTACTCTGAAACAATGAAATTTGCTGTGCCAAAAAGTATCAGAAAAGTTGTCGGCGTTCCGGTTGGTAGTAGTTCATCAACGTTCGAGTGTTTTGCCGAAAGGTATGGAAAAACAAGCGGTGCGGTTAACCAACCAACAAACATTGTAAACAGTAGTTTTTCATTCAATGCAAGTGATAGTAGTGTGCAACACAACTATGGGTCGGGAACAACATCATTCACTATGTACTTCTACAAATAATGGCTTATGGAAAACGAAACTCGAGAATTAAAACAAACAGAAAGTCGCCACGATGTACAGATTGCAGTAATGGCTAACGACATGAAACATATCTCAAGAAGTATCGATGACATCAAAAACGATATAAAAATGCTCGGTGCTTCATTTGTAAAATCTAGTGAATTTGAGTCCTGGAAAGGACAAGAGTTCGATGAACTTCGAAAGCAAGTCCAACTCCAGGAAGACGTGCTCATCAAGCACACAGTATCGATTACTCGCATCATGACTTATGGAACTGCTATAATATCTGTACTGGGTCTTTTACAGATAGCATTATCAATATTTAAATCAGTAAAATAATTTTATGAATAAACAAAAATTAATCGAAGAGTTATATAGTAAAGGTTTTTTTAATACAAAAACTGATGCAGAAAATGCATGCGATTTTGTATTTGACTCTATAAAAGAGTCAGTTAAAAAAGGCGAAAAGGTAAGCATTGCCGGTTTTGGTATATTCCAAAAAAAGGTGGCCGGTCCACGTACTGCACGAAATCCTAAGACAGGCGAAAAGGTACAAGTACCTGCATGTTCAAAGGTAAAGTTTTCTGTCGGAAAAACTTTCAAGGAATTCATCCAATAAAAAATATATGATCAACAAAGAAAAATTTGTTAGTTTATACCCTGGTTTAACTAGCCCTGGTCTTTGTTTTGATTTACTAAAAGCGAAACTCGAGAAGTATGGCATCTATTCAGACCTCACGTTCATTGGAGCACTTGCTACTATTCGAACAGAAGTCGGAAGACGATATTTGCCGGTACTCGAACTCGCAACTGGTACTGCATACGATGGCCGAAAGGACCTCGGAAACACAGAGCCAGGCGATGGTCCAAGATACAAAGGGCGTGGTTATATTCAACTTACTGGCCGGTCAAACTATAAAAACTATGGTGCGAAACTCGGTCTTGATCTAGTTGGTAACCCGGACCTTGCGCTTCAGTCAGACACCGCAATGGAAATATTCGTTCTGTATTTTAAAGACAGGGGGGTAAATAAATATTGCGAACTCAAAGATTGGGAAAAGGTACGCAAACTCGTCAATGGTGGTCTTAATGGTTGGGATGTATTTAGTAATATCATCGGCCAATTCTTACCGCTTATTGAAACACCGGTCGCTCAACCGCAACCGGAAAAGGTCGAACTTACCAAAGAACAAAAAATTGCTCGTGCAATCGCGCTTCAAAAAGAGGCAACAGCGATTTTAGAGTCAATATAAAATCATGCAAAATTCAAACATTTTCAAACTGAATGTAAAGGATGTGGCGGGAGCAGTTGTATCAGCTGTGATCGTATCTCTCATCGGTTACGTTCTAAAAGTGGGGGATGTATTTGCCTTAGACGTTCACACAATCGTAAACACAGCTGTAATGACTGGTTTGGCATCTTTGCTCAAATCTCTCACAACCGACAGCGATGGTTACCTTTTGGGAGTCCTCAAGGTCAAATAAACCGCCCGGTTTCAAGCAGGACAGGCCCAACGTGGGGTCTGTTTTGCTTTTTGGTAGTATGAGTCGTCTTGCCGGTTTCAGTCGCTTAAAATCGATTATAGCGCGTCTCCCCCGCTCCCCCGCTCTATGCATACCCCGAAATGGTACTCCCCCGGCCTAAAAACCTATATTTCAGTAGGGTAGGGGAGGGGTTTCACGAGAAACATTACCCCAAGGGGGGGTGACAAAATTGTCGTAGGGGGGTGACAAATTTGTCATACCAGGGGTGACAAATTTGTCATACATAATATTACAATGAATATTAAATTTAATAAGAAAGAATGTCGCCAGTAAAACTGGCAACGTTTCCTCTATCCACAGAGTTATTCACTCACTCCCCTAGTTCCAGGTTTACTTTATTTTTAAAGACAAGGTATAATGTTTTTATATTAATAAAAAGCGTTAAATTTATGACAACAAAAAAACAGAGTTTAATAAAAACTTTTGATGGCGACATGTATATCATCGCCGACAAAACCCCCGATGAAGTTCAGGCGCTCATCGATGCAGGTGGTGACATGGTCCGCATGCCGAACGGATCAAGAGTGAATCGAAAAGCAATCGCAACGATTCAAACATACGAGGATTATTCTTTCCAGTCAGACCAAAAATTCAGACACAAGAAAAATCAATATTTGCGAGGCGGTGAGTGGAACGACTATGCAGGGCCGATCGGAGTCAATGCAGAGCTTCACAGAATCACCGGGAAGTTCGAGGACAAAAAATTATCAGGTGGCAAAGTTCCACAATTAAAATCTCATGAGTAGCGAGAATATAAAAAAGGCATACTACTCAGTCATCCCCGCCGATGTAAGATATCATCCAAGTTTTAAAGGAGGTGATCCGCGATTACTTTATGGAGAGATATCCGCCCTATGTAACGACCGAGGTTACTGCTGGGCAACCAACGACTACTTTGCAGATCTGTACCAGGTGGAAGCGAGGACCATTCAACGATGGCTTTTGCAATTGGTAAAAGCAGAATTTATTTATATCGACAACACGAAAGGCAGACGTAAAATTTTCATATCAAAAAAATTGGCCGTCAACCTGGATGGTATCAACGACGAGGATGTTCCTGAAGAAGAAGCGCCAAAGGAAGAGAAACCAAAAAAGGTGGCCATAAAATACTCAGAGGATGATTTGTTTGTTGCCGAGCTACTACTCCAAAAAGTAATCTATAACTTCCCTCATTTTGAAAATAAAAAAATAGTAATCAGCGAGTGGGCCGACGACATGCGCAAACTCCGGGAAATAGACAAAGCAACCAGGGAGCAGATTGTATTCATGATCACCTGGATACAGGGCGGGGAGATACAAGGCAAAGATGGAAAGCCCAGCCGACAGTTCGAGCCACACGAATTTTGGAGTAAAAATATATTAAGCGCAAAGAAACTCCGCAAGCAGTGGTTTGAAAATCTAGTGCCACAGCTCCAGGATACAGTTAAAAAACATGTTAAGAAATCCACAGTCACTCAGTTGTAAACTTGATGTATTGTGTAATTGGTTATATAATAAAGGTGCTCTTTTTTGTCGTCATAAACAAAACCGAGTGCTTTTTATTAAAGGTATTTAATACCTTCTATAAAACAGAGACCGCCTTCCGGGGCGGTTTTTCTGTTTCAAAATAGTTATGCACAATCAGGTTAAAAATACACTTTACTATTTATTGAGTAAAGTGTATACTGGGTATATTACTAGATAATAAACAATATTTTTATGACAAATATTAAAGAAACACCCGAAGCCGACGAGGAAGAAGACCTCGAATGCACACACGAGGAGTACGAGTATGGTCGATGTGTGTCATGTGGCCAAGAGTACGAACCTGACGATTTCTCAGGTGCTACTCCGGGCGATAGATAACGTATGAAAAAAATCAACCCAGAAAAGTTTTATACACCAAAAGAGATCGTGGACCTGGGTATCATGTCGGCATCGACAGAGGATACTCAAAGACAAATGCTCTTGCGGTTTATAAGACAAGGGCGCATCACAGCGCTCAATCTCGGTGGCGAGAAAAAGCCACGCTATGTAGTACAGGGAAAGCACCTGACTGACTACATGGACCGACAAGTAAAACCAGGTGCATATATTAAAAAATAAAAAGCACAAAACAATTTTATGGCAAAAGAAAAAGACACAAACCAAAATTTAGAAATATTCCAAAAAGAACTCCAACCATTGCAAACTGAAGTTCTCTCATTTAAAGACCGGGCAGATGCTCTAGTTATTGAAACTGACGAGGACTATGCAAAGGCGGGTGACTTCGCGGTGGTAGTAAACGAGAAAAGTAAAGCGATTGAAAAAATGCGCAAGTTTTTTGTCGACCCTCTCAACGCACAAGTAAAAAGTATCAACGGATTATTTAACCCACAGGTAGACGAAGCCGATGCAATCGTAAAAACAATCAAAGGCAAAATGTCAGTGTTTTTCACTAAAAAGGAAGAGGCGCGACTCAAAGAAGAAGCCCGACTCCAAGCGATACGCGACAAGGCAAACGAGAAGCGAGCTGAAGCCGGAAAGGAGGCGATTGTAGAGCCGGTGCGCGAAGTTGCGCAGGTACAGAAAACTGTAACCGGTGGACTTGGCCAAACAACAGTCCGCAAAGTTTGGAAGCACGAAATTGTCAGCATGAACGAACTGCCTGACGATATCAAAAAAGCAATTTTTGCGGAGGCATACAGAAAAGGAATTGTCGGCCAGGTGGTCCAAAAGTTCGTTGATGCAGGTATGCGTGAGATTTCAGGAGTTCGAGTATACGAGGACTCAATAGTTGCTCTCAAAAGGGGATAACTTACACTTTACTTTATAACCTAAAAGACGTTATAATATAAGCATTACTAAGTAATAAAAAGCACACAAATTTATGGCAGAACCAAAACAAAAAAGTTTAAAGGAGCAGATCACAGCGCTCCTAGAAAACGAGGACACTGAGCATGTAGATGCCTATTCCTCATACTGTCAACGTATAGCAACCGAGACAGACAAAAAAACCGGGCAATTAAAAAACCCATTTATGAAAACCAAGAGCGCAAAACAGCTCGCGGACCTTTTCAAAAGGGTTAAGAAAGAGGGATTGGTATTCGATGGAAAGCACGTCACTCTTCAAAGCACAGGCATTAGTTTTGATTACATAGCGTATAAAAACAAAATGCTCCTGGCGTACCCGGAAAGTATGATCGACGTTGGCGTAGTAAAAACAGGCGATACTTTCACACTCGAAAACGAGGATGGAAAAATCAAATATAAACTTACTATTGCCGAGCCATTTAAAACAGCTGATTCGAACAGTATCGAGGGCGCATTCTGTATCATCAAAAACAAGCGCGGGGAGTTCTCAACGCTACTCAGCAAAGAGGACATCCAAAAGCACAAGCGAGTCGCTAAAACTTCAATGATATGGGATACCTGGTTTAAAGAAATGGTACTCAAAACAGTGATTAAAAAAGGGTGCAAGTATCACTATGACGATATATTCGAGGGGATGAACACCATCGACAATGAAAGCATTGACCTCGACAAAGCGGTACTCCCCGAAGTAGATCATGCAAAGGTCGATGAAGTAGTAAAGAAAATCGAAAGCATAAAAGAGATCAAGGAGTTGCAAAACTATTACCTGGGCCTCGCACCTGAATTCATAAAGAATGGTGATGTGTTCGAAGCGTACAACGCACAGAAAGCAATATGCAAACCTACAAAATAATCGAGGGCGAGCAGAAAACAGACGAGTGGCAAAAGTTAAGAGATGGGGTTGCGATAACCGGCTCAAACGCAAAAAAGGTTAAAGGCACAGGCAACGCATACCTATACGAACTCTTGGCCACACGAACAACTGAACGGCCAAAAAAAGATTTAAAGGGGATTGCAGATATTGATAGAGGTAACGAATTAGAGCCGGAAGCTCGCAAAGCATACGAAAAAGAAACCGGCAACAAAGTGCGCACAGTCGCATTCATTGAAAACGGAAGATATGGGATATCACCTGACGGCCTGGTTATGAAACCAAAGAACGCAGGTATAAAAAAACTGATTGAGATTAAATGCCCGGATACGAACAACCACATCCGGTATATCCTCGAAAAGAAAATCCCTGCAGAGCATATAGATCAAATCATTCATGGCTTCATAGTTTGTGATGACATAGATGAAATTGACTTTGTATCATACTGCCCAGTGTTCCAATTCAAACCGCTATTAATAATCACAGTAAGACGATCGGACCTCTTTGTAGATATATCAACAACGCAGGTCCAATACAGCAAATTTGTCGAAAAATTTGACTCAAGTTACCAAAAATTAATCTTATAGTTTTATGAAAAAAACAAACAACGAACTAGCAACATTACTCGCCGAGATTACTCACAAAACACAGCAAGAGTACCGCGCAACCGGGAAAGAGCTGACAAGCGACAACCTCTCAATGTTACACATCGGTTTTGCTGAAGCGCTAAAAATAGCCGGTAAAACAGAGGAGGACATCGCCGATATAGTAAAGGTCGCAGGTGAGGAACTAGAAACACTTAACGCATAATATGGCAAAAAAGGTTGAAGTAACAAACATCGAGATATCTAGTGGATTAAGTCCAATGCATAACGATATCATGATAAATTTTGTATATGCAATGCTTGGCGAAATACAAACATTCTGGCACAAACAAAGTACTCGACATTTTACTATTAGGGTTAATGGAGAGATAGTCGAAAACTATAAAAAATAAAAAATATATGTACATCAACAAAACACAAATACTCGGAAATCTAACACGAGACCCTGAACTAAAATCACTGCCATCCGGGGTTAAAGTGGTCGCATTCTCAGTAGCGACAAACGAGGTATTCATCAAGGATGGCAAAAAACAAGAAAAGGTCGAGTATCACAACATCATCGCTTTTGGAAAGACCGCAGAGAACATCGCGCAGTACATGAAAAAGGGGAGTCAGATTTATGTAGAGGGAAAAAATCAAACGCGCTCTTGGGATGGTCCTGATGGTAAAAAGTTATATAAAACTGAAGTATTGGCCGACAAAGTACAATTTGGATCACACCGGCCAACGACACCAGGAAACGCGAGCCAAAATACTGACTCGCAAGAGGTCGAGCAACACGATGATGTAATCGAATATCCAACCGGAAACGAGGAGGACATTCCATTCTAAATATGAAAAAGCTGAAGATAACACAAGAGTTCCAGGTATTCTATAAACTATATACAAGTTTTAAAGAGGACCCTGAGCGTTGGGTATCGACATGGGAGTTTGTCGGAGAGATGTTTATAAAGGAACTGAACGAATGGGTACTGATGTCATACAAGACACCAACCAACGGACTGAACATTTATTTCAAAAACCCAGGACTCATAGAACGCAGAATGTTTAAAGGTAAAAGCGGATCGAACTATTACCAATACAGATTCTCTCAAAATGTGTCTTCAGACCTCATCGTACAAAAAGAACTCCTGGACTTCTATAATTTAATTAGAAGTAAAAAAGTATGATTGAAAAAAGAAAAGTAAAAAGTTTATTTTATCTCGACCGCGACACTGACGTTAACC